TTCCACTTAATAGAAGCTGAGTGTTTGTAATTGCTGTTGCAGGTATGTTTGGTGTTGATGGAGAAGTTGTTCCAGTTCCATTTAGTACACGTAAGTTTGCTATGTAGCCTGTTAAAAGACCATTTAAATTTAAACCGTTGTTAGCAATGAGAGGTCTATTAGCTCCATTTAAATATGTTGTGCTATCTGTATAAGTAGAGCCTTCCTGCACTCCATTTAAAAATAATCTAGTGTTTCCAGAAACTCTTGATACTACAACATAGTTCCATATTCCAGTTTTTACTGCGGTAGTTCCTGTTATTCTTGATGCTGTATTTACATAATAATGAAGAACATTAGTTGTTACTGCAACAAATAAACAAGGATACGCACCGTCTGCGGCAGGTCGTGAATCATAAATCATTCCATTTACAGCAGGAGCTACGTTTAAATAAATCCAACATTCAATAGTAAAGTCGCTTGTGCCAAACGCAAGATTAGAAGATCCGGTTAATGTTAAGTAGTCACCAGTACCATCAAAGTACATAGAGCCGCCAATCAGTGACGTAGAGTACTGAAGTAAGTTATTGTTAAATGGAATATATACTCGTGTGCTTGCATCTGCCACGCCAGTAATAGCAAAGTTATTTGCACTATTATCTATAAACCTATTATTTTGGCATGTGAGTAATTGAGTGTTTGTTATTGCTGTTAAAGCACTTGTTGGAACAACTGGCGCAGTAGTACCAGTTCCATTTAAAACTCTAAGATTTGTAATGTAACCCGAATAACCAGAAATACCACCAGTTCCATTCGCTCCTATGTATGGTCGGTTGGTGTTGTTTATATAAGTTGCAGAGTCGGAGTAGGTTGATCCAGCTTGAATACCATCCAAAAACATTCTAGTATTGCCAGATACTCTTGATACCACAAGATGATACCAGCGTCCTATTACAATAGTTCCTGAAGTTATACGGTTCGCTCCATTTAAATAATATATAAGCGTTGTTCCGCTAAAAAATATTGTTGGAGTAGCCTGCGACGTAGTGTTTCTTCCGTCGTATATAAAACCTTGCAAAGCATTTGCATAAAAAAAACATTCAATAGTAAAGTCGCTAGTTCCAAAAGCTAAGTTTGAACTTCCGGCAACAATTAAGTAATCCCCTGTCCCGTCAAAGAAATTACTCCAGTAACCATTTGGTGCGCTATATGGAGTAAATGTCCCTTGTGTTGGGTTGCCATTACGAGTAACTGTAAAATTATTTGTGGAAGAATCTAAGAATGTATTGTTTTGCGAACCGTTAGCAAAGTTGTCTGCTTGAAGTAATGTAGTTGTTTGACCATAATACTGATCGCCCACCCACTGCTGCACACCATTAGCTTGTGCCGCAGACGTAGTGGTGTAGATGCCACCCTGTTGTACAGTAGTAGAGCCAGTCGTTACGTTGGCTGCAAGAGGATTGTATGATGGGCTATTAAATCCACCCAGATAGCGCATGACCATAGTTACACCAATCCAGAAATTCCATCTGTGGTTAAGTTACTTATTTGCTCTGTGCTTAGTTCTAACACTTGCTCAACAATAGGCAGAATATATTCGTTCCACTGCTCTTCAGTCTGTGACCATTTCCATACATAACCTTCACGAGTAGGTGGCATAGGATCACGAATAACCCAGCCTGGTGGATACCACCAAACTACTTCTTTGCCTTCTGGTGCTTCAGGCATATCAGGGACTTCGATCCAACCATCAGTGCCATCAGTCTCAGGTTTTGGGATAGAACCATTTTTGCTGTATAGCATGTGTCACCTATTAGGTTACTACTTCAAACGAAGCCACAATATTTAAAGCACTAGCTGTACCTACAATCACACCAACAGACTGATTTTCTGTAATGTATACAGGCGTAGTCTTGTCAACCACAATCAACGTAGCACCAACTGGTACCGCAATTTGAAATGCTAAGTAGTATGGAGTACCACTTGCATAGGTAGCATTGTTAGATACCCCAATCGTAATTGTGGCTGCGGCACCACTAACATTAGATACGGTAATATTATTAATCTTGTTTACAGAATTAACAGCAGGAGTAAGCCCTGTCAGAGACGTAGTGCCATTGAATGTCCACGCTGTACTTACAGACGTAGTAGATGGAATTACATACGCAGTATTGCCAAAAATACTGGTTGATGCTTGTAGGTTAGGATTTGCCATAATTGTCCTTTAAATGCCGTATACCATGGTCGTTATTAATGCGTTAGGTCCACCACCGCCACCACCAGAAGCAGAAATTTCTATAGAACCATTACCGTTTGTAATAGTTACATTGGTGCCTGCAGTAAGCGTAGCCTTATTCAACAAACCTGTGGAGGAGTCACCTATTAATAACTGACCATCTGTGAAGGCTGTAGTATCCGTAGTATCTAAAAATACTGCGCGTCCTGATGGGTACGTAACAAATACATCTTGTACACCAGAAGAAAAATTAATAAAAGATGTATTACCTGCTGAGTTCGACAAAACAGTAGTTCTAACCAATGTATCAGGACCACTACTGTAAGAGCCAATACCTACTTCCCAATTCGAACCAGTTTGATCAGCTATTGTGTAATAAGTAGTGTTTCCCGCGCCCAGGACGCTAAATCCGACAAATCCTGTCACTGCCCCTAATAGGGTCGCAGCACCTGTCCCTGGACTATTACAGGTTTCTCTTACACGGTCTTTTAACACGAAGGCCATAACTACTCCTAAATTGTATCTATGGTATCAAAATTTGCATCTACTGCCGTATTCTGTGATCCCCAATTAGGTACAGAAGAAGTGCTTATTGGCTGGAAATTACTAACTTCTGAATCAATTACTGGATTCCATAAGTATGCAAGAACAGAACTTTCAGAAAGATTAGCACGCTCATTAATACTAATTAAAAGTCTAGCTACTGCAGCTTGGCTTGCAGTAGTGTTTACCTGTTCATTGACAACACCACGTATAAAATGTTCGCCTTCAACCTGACTCAGCGCAGTTATTGTTTCAATTACTGCCCCACCTATTAACTTAGCACCTGTCAAAGAATCCGCGGCAACTAAAGATTCCAATACCTCTACCAGAACTGCAAACTTTGCATCCTGGTCATTAGAAAAAGCTCCACTTTCGCTGATACTTAAAATTACATTTCTTATCGCAACAAGACTATCCGTCAAGGAAACTGCATTATTCAATGATGCATTAAATCCAATCAGTGCATTTCTGGTTTCCGTTATCTCAATAGTTTCTAATAACTGAGCATTAAACACAGGCAATGGGCTTAAAAATTCGGCTACTATAATTCCATGAGAAATATTGCCAACAAAATTAGATTGGACTAACTGCGCATCAGCCAATGTAACTGTTTCAGATAAATTTCCTACAGCAATATATGTAAATACTTGCGAATCAGATACGGTAATTGACTCTGACAATAATCCGGAGAAATAAACAACGGAAGCAATCGAGTCTTCAACAGTAATTGATTCTGATAATAATTCTAAAAATACAAGAATTGAAGTGACAACATCTTCCACCGTAATTGCTTCAGCCAATGAAGCATTAAGTGCAACTAGAGCATTTCGCGTTTCTGATATCTCAATAGTTTCTAGTAACTGAGTGTTAAATACAGGGAATGAACTTACAGACTCTTCTATTATAATTCCGTGAGAAATACTTCCAACAAAAGTAATTAGTGCAGACTGTGCGTCAGACAACACAACTGCTTCTGCAGCATCTCCAGAGAAAATAAGTGTAGAAGACTGGCTATCAGATAACGCAATTAATTCTGAAAGAGAAACAGGAAGTACGGTGCTACTAGCTATTGTATCCGCAGCAGTTATTGACTCTAAAAGAGACGCAAGAAGGTCTACCTGAGCAGTTTGCGTATGCGCGACAACTACTGATTCAGAAATAGAGACAGAAATACCCCTCCCACCCGCCAAGGTGGAGAAGGGTACCTGAGAAAAGGAAGCTATACCAAACATAGCTTCCTACTTTTTATGCAGATACTAAGGCAGATTCGTCAAACCAACGAGAATGTACATTGCCAGATGCGTCCGTCCAAGAAATCAGATACTGGACATTACCATCTTCATCCATGCGCATAGACTCAACTGGACCTTGTGGAATCACGGATGCTACTTTTACCGTATCCCCTTTTTTAAAATTAGCCATATTTTCTCCAATTATGCGGCTGCATCAGCACTAAATGAGTATGTAACGTTAATTGTATCGCTTGCTGTAACAATCTTATCTGCTGCAAAATCACCAGCAGAAAACAGTGTTCCAGATGTGCCTGTAGCTACAGTGGTTAAAAATGCACCAGCAACAGTACCACCAGGAGCAGTAATAGTGAAAACAGAAGGGGAAGCAGAGTTATCAATAATTGATGGATCAGCAGAAGTAGGTGTACCAAAAGTTACTTGCTTGCGATTGCCTGAATAATTAGTAAATTCTGTCCAACCACCACCGCCTGTAGTGCCATGAGAAGCTAATGTCTGTGTTGCAGTAAAAGTAGTATCAGCAATTGGACCAGTAATTAATCCTAAATACCACGCTGCAGTGTAGGTACCGCCATTTGATTTAAAGAATGTGTTGTTTAAGTAAACTAAACCTTCGTTTACTACTAGATTATGGAATTTATCTTCCCATTTCAGATTACCGTCTTTGTCAAAGCAAGTGACAGTAAACACACCACCAAGTCCAACGCGGCTAAATTCCTCAGAGGATACGCCTACGCTTGCCTGAACGGCTTCCCCCATTTTTGATTTAACGATAGGCATAATAACTCCTTAAGAAAAACTTACCAGCGCCATATTTGCTGGGGTCGTAGACATTTCAATTGTGAAAAATTCGTTGTTACACGTCTTATTTGAACCAAAATTCAACACTGCAATAGACTTATTACCTTGTGTTGAATTGTAAAGCAATGCCCCACGTGCTGTAAATGAGGCTCCAGACCACGTTACATTGTCACATGTTAAGTATACAACACCCTCTGGGCTAGTCAACACTTGTACATTAGTCAATGTATTGCCACCTGCAGTATATCCAGCACCTACAACCTCATTTGTGGTGGAATACACTGTTGTTGAAGGTCCTAGTGTTGCAGAATCTGTATACAATGCCAATTTAAGCGTATTTGTAGACAAATTCTGCACGCCATTCATCGCATTTTGGCGATAACTGGTTGTCATACATTGGACAATACTCATTATTTCACCTCAATCTTGGCCTGGCCATCGCGGTAAGCATCCCCACGCTCTAAACCATCGCCCAAGCGTTTTAACTGCATGAGTGCTTCCGTATACTTGTTATTATAGTAATTCATCATATCCGCTTCGCCCTTCATGTAGCCGTAAGCTTCTACCAATGAACCGTACAATAATGCTACGTCGTAATTTGTACCCAACCAAGAAGTACCAGTTGAGTTATTAATGGCTGTAATGCCTACTGAAAATAACGTACCACCACCAATGTAAGCCTGTGAAGCGGTTAATTCATCACCCACACGATATAACGAACCAGGGTTTTCAATTACACAAGAAGTGACTGCACCTAATACCACAATAATTGTGGCTGTTGCACCACTACCTGCTCCACCATCTAATGGAACATTGTAATAAACACCATTGGTATACCCAGAACCACCTGTTGGCGCACCCAAGGCAGTGATAACACCTGCAACAATTGAAGGTGGATAGAAATAATAGTGCAACTCAACTTGATAAGCAGCGTTTGGTGTTGGACCTAAGATAAAACTCAAGTCGTTACCTAATTGGCCATTAGATATAGTAGGACCAAATATTGCATAGTATTTTGGCAATCCCGTCACCGCAGGCTCTGGAAATACCTCACGTATGTAGTTCACATCTTTTGTGAGCAAGTAGCTGTACTTCCCTGTTCCATCAATAACCGCTATTGAATACACCGATAAAAAGTCGGCTGGTGCAGATAAGTATTTATTATTTGCAGTTAATGTACCTACTTGGTTTTTACGCAAATAAGATAACTGAACCGTATTGTATATACGACGTTCTGCCTGTCGAATAAACGTTGGAATATTTGCCACAAAATTCGGCTCGAAGTTTTGTGTGTAGTCCTGCAGTGCTACATAAAGTTGTTGGTAATTCATGTTATGGTCACCGTTACCCTACCTACTGCCCCTGCAATAACCAAAGGGTTGGCTACCGGAGCAGGTTGCATTCCTACGCTAAAAAATGTTGAATCTCCACCATAAATCAGAGACACCAGTACTGTTTGTGCACCATCTGGCCTTGGCTGTAACAAGGCTATAGGTTCATTAATTCCACGTTTGGGCTCTAGCTGTGGGTGCTTTGGTTCGTAGCACTCCTGACAGACTTTAAACCCTGTCCATTCCTTCTTTAAATCATTAAGAAGAAACTGAAATCCGCATTGGTCACATATACCTAGTGCCCATTTGCCATTTGCCCATGCCATAGTTAACGACTAAAGTCAGGGGTTAAATAAACACTTGCAATATCTCTGTCCTCTTGTGCAGCACGCTGGAATTCTTCGTCATATATCTGTTTCAACATGACAGTACGTTCCGGTGCCTTCTTGACAGACAAGTGATATGCCAGACCTGCTGCTAATGCTTGAAGAAATCTAAAAGATATATCTGCTGTGTTCGTGTACGCGCCCGCATCCTGTATTCTACGAACAGCGTAGTATCTAAAAAGATAAGGCTGCGTATTATCTGGAGCAGGATAAACAAACAATTTAGTAGGTACTGTGCGCTGCACATAATATTGAGCAGGGCGTGATGTAGTTTTTTTATCTGGAAGATGTAAGTACTCATTTTGACTAATACGATCAATCGTAATGTCTTGTTGTGTAGCTTGTCCAGAATTGGTACGAATAACAGCAGATAGCACGTTAACGGTATCATCAGGGAGCGTGTACTCAGCTACACCAGAAACCATTGTCACTTGTCTTTGCTCAATCGTCCAAAGGTTTAATCCACGATTTGCCCACTCAGCAAACATCAGATTTAACGATCTACGCGCAGTACGCATGTCGTAACCATCGCGCTCTTCTAGGCCGCAACGCTCATATGCCTCACTAATGAGGTCATCAAATTCTAGGTTAAACGTTGTGGTACCCGAGGTAGCCATTTAGCACCCCTTACTCTTTTTCGCCATGCCACCGGAAGCATAGCGTGTCCCTTTTGATCCACCAAATTTCTTTTGGTTTAAGCCTGCTTTACCACTGTGTTTGACATTGGGTGTCTTTACTTCTTTAATCATTTTACCAATGTCTGGATCACGACGGCTAGGAGTTACTGCGTCACCAACACGATTAATGCTTCCACCCTTGGCTTTAAATTCCATACCCTTGCTTTTCGTGCTCATCTCTTTAGCAACCTTAACAGGGATACCCACCTTTTTAGCAAAGGCAGGATTGTGTGCAGCAGCGTCCATTAACTTCTTTTGTTTTGCGCTTTTAACTGGCATTTTTTGCCTCCATTAGGCGATCTATTTTTGCATCAAGACGATCTAGACGATCTAACACACGATTAATGTCCGCATGAACTTCTGATTTAGTTACATATTCTTTTGCTATTTCTTCTCGTGTTTTATTTAACAAAACTTGAAGGCGTTGAATCTCCGCTGATTTCTCACGCAGTACCCAACTAACAAAAGCTAAAAGAACGGATAAAAACACGTTCCATAACATGACTTCCATATCAACACTTCCATCTTTTTCGTGCTTGTCTTAAACGGCTATTTGGGTCTTTTGCCGCCTCCGGAAACTTCTTCATCTGCCCTTCGCTTCTCGCACAGTAAGACTTGCGCCTGGCCGCTCTCGCGCCCGTGGGCTTGTCTTCAGTCACTGCTGTTTGCAATTTGCTACCAGGATTGGCTTTGCGATAAGCAGCTACGCCTTTCTTGGTCATGCCTGCTCCAGTCTTCGTCGGGCGAAAGTTGCCCGACTTGACTGAATTCGCAATAGGGGTTTCCTTTTTGCGAGGCATTTTTAGCAAATTTTGCAGGTATTGCTACGTGCAGCACCATTACCACGGGGAGTACAAGTAGTAACTGAACCACCCTTGGCATAGCCCATCATGCCACCACCCATTTTTTTCACAGGCTTACTATCCATAGACATCATGTCGTCGCCAGCCATGCCCTTTTTAGTGGACTTGGCCATTTTCATGCCTTTGTCCATAGACATACCAGACTTCTTACGTTTTTTGTTCATGCCCATCATGATCAGCTCCTTTATGCCCAGAAGAATGTTGCCGAAATAACAGATGTTAAATCAGCATAAGCACCGTTTTTAAATACAATGCCATCTTCTGGAAGATTCATATAAATTGCACTGCTCCCTGCAGGAACATCTATCTTGTAGAGAACTGTGCCACCGTTACCATCGGTAACCGATACCGAACCGCTTCCTGTATCAGGAGATACATATACGCCTTTGAGACGAGTGCGACCAGTAAAGATAGCGCCATCTGTTATTCGATATGTACTCTGAATGTCACTCATGAACGCCATGGTGACCTCCTATTAGTTAGCTAGTGAGGATTCAATAGCGATCCAAGGAGCGTTTTCGTTACCATTGCCTGACCATTGAACAACTTTAGCTGGATCAATATTTACAGAAGCTTGACCATTGATGGTCTGTGAACCAAAACCGTCTAATACGTGTGTCAATGTTGTGCTTTGATTAAACACTTGACCACGAATGCCGTTGTAGCGCTGATCAGCAGGCTGATTGTCGCCATAAGAAGGCTGGAATGAACCGCTAACAACTTCTGGGAATCTTAAAGTGCAAGCAGCAGTAGGACCGCCTTGATCTTCAGCGATAATTACATATGTCACACCAGGATTAATATTTACTAAGGTGGTAGCTGCACCCAAAACATACGATACGGGCTGCATAAAACCATTTAGGGAATTGACTGGGCCGGAAAAACTAGTTTTTGCCATGTTGATGTCCTCACATGCGAGTTAAGCGTATCTGTCTGCATGTCGTCAGCCGGGTCTGTCAGATACACCGGAAAGTCCCGGAATAACCACTAATATACACTATTGGCAATAAAAGAAAAGGGGGCCGAAGCCCCCTTTTTTACTTTTT